CGTCAGACAGCAGCCACGCCGCAAACCGCCACGCGAGATTTTGCAGCAGTTGGTTCAGGATGATCCAGCCGATGGACTCGATCAGGATGCCAACCCGCTTGTCGGTCTTGCCGTCGAATTCGAGCATCGACGAAGCCCCATCCGCGACGGTGTCCGCGATGAACGGCGGTTGAAATCTGGCGGGCCGATGTGCCCGACGTGCCCACTTCGCCGCAGACTTCGCAGTGTACCGGGCCAACACTGGCAGATGTGCCCGGGCCGCGAATTGCTCATCCTGTGAGACTTCCTCGCCGCACATGACGCGAGTGGCGTTGTTGCCCCAGTAGGCTGTCTCGATCTCGTTGGCCAGTTGGTCAATCGTCATTGATTCGCACCGTGATCGTCTTCCAGTTGGTCCCCACTCGCACCGTTGATGGAGGCTCGTAGAGTGCCGATTGTAACACGAATCCCACGCCGAAGCCGAATCGCTCGACCGTGCCCCGTGGCTGCGGCTCGGCAAACGTGATGCGCGGAGAGTCGCCAGACAGGTCGTATCGTGCCGTGATCTCGCCGACATCGAGTGTCACGCCGTCTGTGACCGTCGCCCGCTGCCGCTTGTCCGGTCGCAGGATGATCGTGCCAGTGTCGCCCGCGAACCGTCGTAGCGTGTCAGGCAGTGCTTGCCGCTCTGGTGCCCGTGGCCGTGCTGCAACAGGCTGCGGATTCTTCGCCGCATACTCTCGGACCAGCGTCTCGACAGTCTCCCTGCCACGCCAGCCGACCACCTGCCACCATCTGCCATCAGCCCCCTGAAAGCGAAACGATGGCGTAGAGTCGCCTTCTGCCGGTGCCTGCCGCGTGATCTCGAAGGGGAATCCGTTCTGCCTGATCCACGCTTCCGCCTGCTGACACGGGCCGCAGTTCGCAGACGTGATCAACCAGACCCGGGGACGTGCCGCGATCCTGTCGGAAGAGTGAACGACAGCCGCAGCCGGGTGAGTGTGCCCCGTTTTAACGTCCCCCGGGTCGGTAAATTGTGCAATCGCCAACAATGCCCAGATCATGCCATGAACCCCGCAAAACGGTACGGTCTCGGCGTGAATCCAAGAACGCCAGACACCAGAAACGCCCCGAATGGTTGAGCCAGCAACGTCTGGAAATACTCCGCAGTCACCACCAATCGGCCACAGTCGCCGAAGTCCGCACCGTGGCTGTTGGCGATCTCGATCAGTTCGCCGCCCCGCTGGTAATCGACCGCACAGACAGCGTGACCGCCTAACCGGAATCCACCCGGATCTCGGCTCAGAACCTCGCCGCGGTTGTTGGCGTGCCCCGATTGCCAATACATCCCGAAGACAGTTGCCGCGATGCCTTGCCCGAGAGCCTGCACCACGTCATCAACGCTCGTGACTTTGGCGACTGATCGCACTTTGTGAAAACCGGCCTTGCTCTCCCACGGACTGATAGACGAGTCAATCGGCGATCCATCGCGCCAGTACGGGCAGTCCTGTTCAAGCACCGCTCCGATCTCGTGTGCTGCCATGACGCCCGCCTCGATTGAGACGCCGTTGTCACCTCGCCCGAGATTGCCAGCCCACGACAACGCCGCGAGATAGCTGAATCTGGCCGACAGGTTTTCGGGCTCGTCGCGGTAGTCCAGCGATGCCCAGCGTGACCACTCCAGTGCTTTGTCGGTCGCGTTGCCGCAGCAACTGTTGAAGTCGCCCTGATCGTTGATTGTCAGCCACCGACGGCTGCCGAGTGTCGGGGGGATCGTCTTGCGTTCGATCACCGGTGCCGCACAGACAGTGTCAATGGCCAGTGCTTCGCTGTGAGTCGCTTCAAGGCAGCCGAGACCAGTCATGTTAGCGCCAACTCCTTCTGTCTCGTCTTCCCTGCCGCGTGTCCGATCCTCGCCCGTGCGATCTCGATGTACTCAGGAGACAACTCCGCCCCGACGAACCGGAAGCCCTCCAGCATCGCCGCTTTGCCCGTCGAACCACTGCCGGTGAATGGATCGAACACCAGCCCATCGGGAGGTGTCACGAGTCGGCATAGATAACGCATCAGGTCGGTGGGCTTCACGGTGGGGTGATGGTTGCGGGCTTTTGCAAGTGGCTTTTTTTCTATGCTTGATTGCCTGCCAATCGTTCGCTTGTCGCCTTCACCGTTTCCGCCCGTTGTGCAGTTTTTGCAAGCCCGTTCTTCCAGCCCTTCGCATCCCTCATCCCGATCTCGCTTCGACGCCTTCGCACAGTAGAAGAACCGGGCTGCAGAACCGGAGTTGGCCCCACGCACAGCCGTACATTCCTCTTGGCCAGCGAACTCTCCGTAGGCGTTTTGGAACTTGGCCACATTGCGGCGTGTCGGGTTCGCTCCCGATGTCTGCTGCGGAAACAGCCCCACCACCTCATCGCTGCCGTCATGGATCAGGTTCGCGGGCCAGCGGCCTTGAGAAGATTGCTGAAATGGCCTCCTATTTGTTTCTTTCCATCCGCTGGCCCTTATGTTCTCCGACTTGCGCTCAAACGCAATCACGTCGTCCGTCCCCACCCTGCACCCATCGACATTCAACGCCCCCGTGCCGTGCTCCAACACATTCGCCGCCACAGTGCCAGACAGCGGCTTGCGGGCAAGAATGATCGGCTCCCATGCTGGCTTGAGTGCAGTGCCCCAGCCTTGCCATTGGCGGGCGGAGTATGTGGCGGGGGCGGTGATTGCACATTCTGCCGCCGGATTAGTCCAATCACCAGCATAAACATCTCGGCCCTTATGCTGTGCCAATGAATACCCCGGCTGACCTAGTTTGCTTCCCACCACCTCCCGCTGTGCCCCCGTCTCCCGATCAATCGCTTTGCTCACATCGTGCGACTTCGGGAACCCTGAACCGTACATCCAGCCGAGACAGTCCCGCACTTCCCACCCCGCATCTTCAACAGCGCAGGCCAGCCGGTGATACGTGCGAGTGCCGCCGAACGCCAACAGATGACAGCCGGGTTTGGCGACGCGCAAGGCCAACTCCCAGAACTCCACGCCGGGAACACCGTGATCCCAGCCCTTGCCCATGAAGGACAGACCATAGGGCGGGTCAGACACGATGGAGTCAATCGACTCAGGCTCCATCGCCCGCATCACGTCGCGGCAGTCGCCAACGTGCAGCGTCCATCGGTCACTCATCAGCCCACCCCCTCGACAGGCTCAACAGGATCTCCCGCCACCGCTCGCGACTCCATTCCGCCTGCTCGCCAGCAGCCTCCAGAATCGCTTTCTCCAGCCGTTCATTGGCCACCTTCCGGGCCTCGACCTGCTGCTCTCGCCACGCCTCTGCCGCGTCCTGCCAGTTGCCCGGGTCAGTCTCCGCCGTCCGCGCCGCACGTTCGCTCAACTCGCGAAACAGCGTCGTCCGGAACTCGACCGCCGCAGCCTGCACCGCGTCTGGTGCCGGGGTGGGCTCAACAGTGGAACGGCCACTGCCTACAGGAGCACAACCACACCCGACCACCAGACAGACGACGGCGAGAAGTCTCACGGCTTGGCCCCCGTTTCCTGCCACGCCTTGACGAGTGCCTGCAACCTGTCGAGCTCCAACGACTTTGCGAGCTCGTAGACGCTCTGACAGAACTCCGCGTGTCCCGGGCTCCCCGGCTTCCCGTCCGCCGCAGGGCTCGCCACAAACCGCTGTGCGATCAGTCCCGCGAGACTCGCCACGGCAGGCAGTCCCACCCATCCGGCCAGTTCCCCCGGCCCTGCACCCACATCAGGCACGGTGAGACGCCCGAGGTTTACCGATGCCATTCCGCCAGCGAGTGCGGAGAGGATCTGGATCAGCAGCCGCTTCCAGTCAATTCGCATCAGGCCACCTCGTCCCAGAAAACATCTGCCGCGTCCATCGACGCCATTGGATCACCGGAAGGCGGTGCAGGCGGTGGCGGTGGCGGGGGCTGGTATCGTTTCACAAGATCGTCGGCGTGCTGGCGGATCAGGCGGGCCAGTTCGAGCACCTTCGGGTTGATGCTCGCCGGGGGGAATCCGACGAGATAGGCGTCAATGTCTGACAGCGTCTTTTCGTCGGGTGTCATTGCTTCGGCTTCCAGTTGCTGCACGTCTGGTGCAGTTCAGTGATCCGCCGCTGGACGCTGTCGTGCTGCGTTTCCAACCGATCCAGTGCCCCTTCCAGCTTGGCGATCAGGCTATTGTGCCGCTCGACAGCCTCAGCCAGTTTTGGCCCGAGGTTGTTCACAATCCACCTGATCGCCCAGATCACAGCACCGATCACGCCGACATTGAGAGCATCTCGGAACGCCTCGAACGCCGCACCCGGTGTCACGCCCGCCACGCCTTCGCCAGCGACCTGTGCCAACACCGGGGCCACCTGTGCCGCCAAGGTGAGAACGAACACACCCGCGCCGATGACTGTGTTCACTTCGCAGGCTCCACCGGAACAACACGCGTGTCACTCATGTGTCGCCGCAGCAGATCCAGTGTCGCATTGAGCGCCTGTGACACGATCAGCACCTGCAGCGGACTCAAGCCGAGCCCGGCCACGTTGTCAGCAGCGTAGGTGAGCGCCGCCATGAGTGCCGACCGCCCGACACCAGCCATCCAACGCCGGATGTCATGCCCCGACAGTTTCCCCGCTTCGCTCCCGACTTCCATCCGCCGTCTCCTGAAAGGTGCCAACCCAGAAGGATTGTCGGTGGTTCAGGGGATGCCGTCAAGTTTGGTTTAGCCCCAACGCCACCATCTGCGATAGCCGCCACTCCCGCAACGCCTCCCAATCTCCCAGCGGCAACAGTCGCTCTAGTGCCGCCAGCCGTCGCAGTGCAGGATCAGAGGGCTCGTGATCGGGCAGGTTCGAGTGATTCCCCGCCGCCTGCTTCCCACGCTGATCGCGGATTGAAGAGACAACCCGCATCGCCGAGGATCTCGTCCAGCCTTTTTCCTCACGCCTTCCGTGGATTCTCGCCATCACTGCACCCCCGCAAATTTCAGTGCCGCCGCTTTCAGTTCGCCTTCCATCGTGCCGACTCGCACCAGCGTCGCGCCGCGCTTCGTCTCGATCACCCGCAAGATCTCATTTTCGTCCACATGCCGCACCTTGCCATCAAGATCGTATTGCCTCAGTGTTGCGAGGAACAGAAACCGCTCGCCGCCGATGTCCGCCCGCTGATGTCTCCTCCGGATGATCACGCTCACGACACCACCTCCTGTAAAGCCGCCTGCCGCAACATCTTGGCCAATGCAGGCCGCTCGCACATCAACCGCCGCACGTCATCAGGCACCACGCCAGCCAGCGCCGCAAGCTCGTCAGCGTCGGCCTGTAGTGCGTCGGCAAGCCTCCTGATCACCACCCAGTTTGGCAACGATCTCGCGTACTCCAGAGCACAGACGTACGTCTTCGCGATGCCGCACTTATCGGCCACCTCCTGCTGCGTCAGGCACTCGATCTGTCGCAACCGCTTGATCTCACGTGCGAACCGCTCAAGCCCTCTGATCTGTTGAAGCTTTTTCACTTCTCGCCCTCCAGATCAGTGGTAGAGGAATCATTCGCGTCTGCCAACTCCCGCACCATCTGCCGCACCGCCTCATCTCGTGCGTTCGCAGACCCCCATTCCATGCCGTACCACTCCTGCACGACGATTCGGAATCGCCGCCCGTTGATTAGCTGCTCTCTCAGGATCATGGTTGTTGTCCGTCGAGTCTCTCAACGAATTGAGCAGCAGCGCCAAGTGACTTGATCATGCCGCCATAGTCCGCCGCCCTGTGATTCTTAAGAATCGCCCG